CTTGATGGATTGGTTAGGCTGTTACCTTCCAGGGTTGGATCGTCGTTTCGTTGACGACCGCAAGAAACATGCCAGAGGCCACCATCAAACAGATCGACACCAGACAATGTCAGTGTCAACATTGGAATGCTTCCAATGTTTCGCAAGAACATGCTTGTGTTGCCGCCCTTTACTGTCACAAGGTTCATGTGTTCGTAAGGAGATGGATCATTCAGAGACATTCTGTAAATGCTTTGAGACGTTCCTGACTCCATCGCAATAGGAAAGCGCACTACGCTTTCGGCTGTCCAAGAAGCTGACGTGTACAATACACCATTGCCACCAAAGTTTGGCCAACCTGGCTCGTTCTTTGCATCACCAACATCATCCCAAAGCGAAGCAGTTAGGAAGCCTCCATCAGAGAAATCAACCATCGTGCTGACCTCTGTCTTGCTGTCGCGGGTGTGTTCAAGAGTTCTACGAGTTGGGCCGCCGTATTCACGGATACGGAAGTTGCTGTCTGGATCGATTCCAACTGATCGAATGAAGCTTTTGACCGAGTGAAGGGTTCCCTTTGACTTCATGAAGTCTTGCATGTTAATCAACACACGACGCCAGATCTGGTTCTGAACATCTCTCAAAGAGAGATCGCTGTTGCCAATTGTGGCATCCAGGTTCTCGGCGTTAATGAACTGATCGATGCCACTATCCTGAAACAAAGGAGGCAAGGTGATGCCATGTCTTGAAGCCATGTCTTGCAAGAAAACATCTGGTACTGTGTCATGATTTTCGTAGTTGACATCATCCATGCCTGAGAAGGCTTGTAGGTATAGCTTCATCTCGTCAAAGAACTTGGCCCATGTGTACAACAAGACCAACAACGTCTGAGTGGCACCAACAGTTGTTGAACGTGGATCGTCACTGTAGTGTTGGGTAGGATCGACAATGGCTCCTTGTTGTGTATACAAGCCTTCGGCAATCTGCCCTTCTTGGAGATAGTGAGGTGGGATTAGCTTGGTGATCAAGTTTGGGTTGACTCGATCGTAGTTTGCCGCTGTTGTAAGCAAGGAGTTCTGTAGCGTTGTCACACCACTATAGTCGGGGAACAACACTGGGCAGTACAACGTCTTCTCAAACCACATAGGTGGATCGGCGTTCACAAGATTTCTAACGCCCAAAAGCATTCCAGCTGCACTGACTTTGCCATGAAGCGAGTTGTCTGACGAGTCGATGACCATGTTGCTAGCAACACCAGGTGGTTCGTTGAATGAAAACTTCAGCAACAACTCGCCTGAGCTAGGAGGGAAAACCGTCTTCTTCTCGAAGTTTTCGCGTTGTTCTGCTGTTCTTATCCCTCCCCAGATTCTCAATTCATCAATTGCTCCTGACAAGGTTGTCTGTGGAGCAAAGGCACCCGGACCGCCAATGATTGCTGAGCCTGAACCCACGATGAAGTCAGCATTTGGACAGTAGACATCTCCGAACTCAACAGAGCCTGAGCTTGTCCCCACCAAAACCTGATTGACATAGCCGTTGACAACTTGCTCGTAAGGATTGCGATTCCAGGTCCAAGCGATGTGATTCCATTCGCCCTTGGTCAAAGGCAAGGTCAAGGAGTCATACGAGCTACCAGACATCAGTCGAAGAGTGGCTGTGCCTTGCGTTGTGCTTCCTGTAGCTTCTGACGTGATCATGTAGCCATAAGAGTCATTGCTTCCATTCGTTACATGCTTGTCAATCACAATCTGATTTGAACTTGACATCTCTGGAAGCCAAAGATGCATCTCAAACGTCATTGACTTGAGCCTTGGATCCAACATGGTCTGGGCCGTTGTCTTGGTTGAAGTCTCTGTGTAAGCAGCACCGGCCATGTCACGCACAGTCACGAACGTTCCAGCTGCTCCACCCTCTCCAATAGCTGAGCCTGAAAAGAAGAGGTAATTTGTGTATTTTGGAAACAAATCATACACATAGCGCTCAAACCCAGTGAGGCCATCAAGGAACACTTCGGCCTGTTGTTGGGTTCCATCAAATGGATACTTGTTCAAGATCTGCTCGAAAGCAACATTGGTTTTCACCTGAGCTGAGTTGAAGAAGGTATGGTTTGCAAAGTCAGACCAGTCAACAGGAAGTTGCTGGGTGCTTCGTAGACCGACGCCATCTGTGTCATACTTGTACGATGAGGAGACGCCAAGGCTGGTGTCGTTGGTTACTGTTCCGTCTTGAAGCTCGTGAATGCTGACGGCATCAACGTTGATTGACATCAAGTCGTTGCCAGACTCTTTCAAGCCATGGATCATGATTGGCTCAAAGAGACGAGCCGTGCTGATGCCGCTTCTGTAAATGGCCATTAGGAAATCACCTTGAATCGAAACTTGGCATCCTCAAGATACTGAACTGATCCGTCTTCATTGTAGATAGCAAAGTCAATCTGATAGACAACAGAGACAAACAAGTCTTGAGGAAACAGATCAAACCACATACCCTCAGCATCATACGAACATCTCGTGGCTTCTCCAAATGGGATTACTTCCTTCTTGGTGTAAGCCTCTTTGATTCTCCATCTCAGATCGCGTAGGATACAAGAACCAGGCATGCTGTTACCAGTTCTCATTGTTGTAGAAGCAAACGAGGAAGCATATTGGGCATAGACACGGATCTTCTGTGACTCTGGTCCAACAGAGCTGACAGAGTAAACATCCCGAAGATTTGCCGTTGAAAGTACAAGGTTTTTGTTGTGAACGGCATGACTGACGCCAAGTGCCGGTTTGAACTGCATGTATCTAGAATGATAGACAACTGTATTGTCAAGACTTCTCCAAGTTGCCAGGAAAGGGATTCCTTCTCTTGGCAATGTTGAACCTGACAAATAGTCACTAAATGGTGACACAAACGAGTTGACAAACACTTCGCTTCTATAGACGCCGTCATCACCATCGGATGTGTCAACTTGGTCAACGCTGAAGCTGGCCGAGTAGTATTCTCTTGAATGAGTAAGATGGTTGATCGAAGCCGAGTGGCTCATAGACCAGCTCGATGTCATGTAGGCTACGCTCTTACTTGTTGCCAACACCAAGTTCATGCAGTTGGCACCAGACAGTTCAAGCGAACCAGAATAGAAGTTCTGATTAGGTGTAGGTGAGTACATGAAGAAGCTCTGGGAAGAGTTCAACAGAGGCTCCCCTGTGTCATCTTGGTGATAGTCATACCACTCAACCATCAGCGTTGGCTTGACATGTCTCTCGTAAGCCTGTACAGAACCAAATCGTTTGACAAACCAGGTCTTCTCATCAGTCTCTTCGGCTTGCGAGAAAGACACTCTGAAGCCATGGTTCTCAACGTCGTCAACCAACGAAGCAGACACATGTGCCACAACGTCGATCTCAAGATCCTCATCTCCTCTGGCAAACGACTGGCTGAATACACCCAAGCCAGTGTAGTAGTCTGAATCGGCCATTGCAGCGCCGGCCGTGGCCCAAGGAGACACGTTTGAAGCAGAAAGCCAGTTGGCTACATCCAAGTCCCTAAACGCCACCACGTCGCTTCCACGGCCTTCCTCAAACGATCTTGAAAGTGGCCATACATCTATGGTGAAGTTGGATGGTGTTGTCTGACCGCCGTAGACATCAACAAGCTTCAGGGTTGCCTTGTCAGGCATTGGACCATCACGCAAAACGTCGTAGTCAAATGCGACAAGAAGTCTTGATAGCTCAACGACGCTTCCTGTTACGCTTGGAAGATAGGTCTCGTCATAGAGCTTGAACAGGTCAAGCGTTCCAGCCTGCCCAACATTGGCATCTGTGCAACGTTCTCCATGGATCACCTTGTCAGTGATGGTTGTGTCTTTGATTGGTCGAAGTATGCGAATCATTGTAATCTCTAAGGAGAAAGAAAATCAGGAAACAGTTCCAAGTATGTCATACTCTGGGTATCGAATCTCAAAAATGGAACCAGGTGGCCCAAAGAGAATACCACGATCCATGTTTGCCTCGATGTTGTACTGAACTGTCGAGTACGAACGCTGTTGTTGGGCTGTTGAGGTTAGTGACGTTGATGCTGTGCCGAACAGGTTGTTGAGCTTGATGTCGGCCACCGAGATGACACCAGGCGTGTTGAAGATCAAGTTCTGGATGTCAGCAAGAACCACTGGCTGATCCATGTCAAATCTCTTCTGTCCAAAGTGCTTACGGATCTTCTTGACGATGGTCTGAAGCAACAGGTTTTTGTTGCCTGTGTATGTCGGATCCGTCACTACGGCGAAACGAATCTGAAGATCAATCACCTGAGCATCCAAGATGTCCAATGCGTCTGAGATGAGTCTGTAGGTGTTGAGGTACTTGGCAAGGTTCAACTTCAGTGTGTCAGGTGATGTAACAAGCTGTCCTGCCGAGTTACGAGAGATCACATACAATCTTGCGGCCAACGGATTGTTTGGGTTTGGATGCAAAGCTGCTCTGTAGACACGACCAAAGTTGGATGGCATTGTGTAGACACGAGCAAGAGCATCAGGCTTGCTGACAATGCGAGACTGTGAAGCTCTGACACTTGGTACTCTCTGTTTGAGTTCGTCGATCGTTGGTGCCTCTTCGCCGCCCGAAGCATCCTCTTCGTTGATACAAGACACCGAAGCTCTGACCATCTGAGCAACTCGTGGTGTTGGGTTGCCAGGGAATGTCAGGCTCAACGTTGGAATATCACGAATGCTTCTGGCGATTGCGTTGTGAGAAAGGCCGCCACCATGTCGATAGGTGATCGAGAGCGTTGTGTTTGGTGTCAAGACGCCAAGTGTCGATGTCTGAAGCAGCTGACTAGGATCCAACGTGAACCTTGAGAAATGCTTCTTGCCATACAACGGAACAGCAAACTGGCTTGGGTCGGGGATGATGTCGGTATCAAGTGCCAAGGCTGTGCCGCCGCCAAAGGTCAGCGACGTCAGTCTTGAAGAAAGAGCTACATCCTTGACAAAACGATAGGGAGCTGGTGTCAACACCAAGGCGTCTTGGACCATGCGATTGTCATCTTCGTTCTTGTTAGGAACTGCTCGATACACGGTGTCTTGTGTAAGGTGTTCAACCTCGTAGTAGACATTGCCATCGCCGTCAGAAACAGAGATGATTTCCGTGATGTTCTCCTTGCTTAGAGCAACCTTCAGGAAGGCAACAAACCCACCAACAGAAACTGTTTCGGTACTTCTGAAGCCTGAGATGCATGTTCCTCTTCTGCTCAAGAAGAATGTTGTTGGTGTGTTGGATGTGTTCTTCTGTCCAACGGTCACAGTCGCCATCAGATTGCCATCAGCATCTCTGTCGGCAAAATTGACGTTGTCAACCAACTCAAACATGGTTCCGTTTTCAGCCTGGCAGATGGTTCCAGCCATGAAGGTTGGGATTGCCACTTCGTCAGGAACAATAGGATATGTGCTTGTCGCCGGAACCTCAACATAGAAGGTCTCAGAGACAACAGCTGGCGCTGCTCCAACGATTGGAACTCCTGCCTGTCTCAGATGCTTCTCGACGTTCTGTGGTTCCGTTGCTGTGGTTGGGTCAAGCTCGTGAAACTGGTGATCCAGATAGAACGACTGAACGTCACCAACATAGGACGTCATGTCAAGCAACAGACCGCCCAGTGAGTTCTCCGAGAAGTCCTGGTTCGCATTTGGGAAATAGGTCTTGGCGTAGTCAAGAAGATCTGACTTGAATCCTGCAAAGTCCTTGTTCAGATACTTGCGAGCACGAATCTGCTTAGCAACGGTTGCCTTGGTGTCTTGTGAAGGGTTGGTCATGATGTAGGGTTCTGTCTCTCTAAGTAGAAAACCCTAAGAAGTTCACATGACTGCAAGGATGACTTCTAGCTGATCATCAGCAATGTTCAAAACAGGAATTGAGTAAGTGATGAAGATTCGAATGATACCAACAAACACGTTTGATTCGTAGTCGGCACGAGAATCAAACCCAACAAGGTCAATGAACGGCATCCATTTCCCTACAGCCGCCTGAATTCTCATGGCAGCTTCTTCCTCAAAAGCCGTCTTGCTTGTGTACTCGGCAACCAAGGGGCGTAAGTTGGCACCAAAGTCAAAGATACCAAGACGCTCACCCCAGTTTGTAAGCACCAAATTGCGAAGGTTATCAGCTACTTGGCTACGAACTTCGGTGTGCATCTTGAAAATGCTGTTGGTTGCTCTGTCGAGTTCCAGTGGTGTCTTGATTCCAATAGGACGGGTGTTCGGAACCCGCTCAGAGGTAGGCTGATAGTTTGGTGGTCGGCCAACATGTTTGAAGTCAATCATGGTTCTAGTAAGTACATCAAACCATAAACAGTTTTTGGATAAACGCTTTTCTCTTGTCCAAGAAATCCTGAACAAATGGACTTGATGACTTCAAGTTTAGAGGCACATGCTGTTTAGAACAAGCGCTCTCTGTTGAATCTTCAAGTGGCATGTTGTCAATCAAACCCCATTTTGAACCAAATAGTATTTTGGTGTCCTCGACTGCATCTGTATCCCAATTTACATCTTTTGTGTTACCAGCAAACAACGGAGTTCCTAATCCCTGTGCTGCCCGATGACCAAGCAGTGATTTACCTGCTGCGTGTCTGACAAGTTGTGGAACTGGCGTGTAGATGCCGCGTTCGGTTACTCGTGCCCACATGCCAACTCGACCATCGTCATGTTTGTATTTTGGAATGACAGAAGCCTCGACCCAATCCAACATCTCTTGAACGTCTTTTGACGGTATCACAATTGCTTGTCCGTACACAACGTCACTGCTATGAATCCAAGAACATTTCTCTACAACTGCTCTGTCAACAGGTTCTTTTTCGCGAGTACATAATGACATTACAGCTTCTGGTCTAGCCGTGATAGCTCCAATCAACAATTCAGGAAAGTAATCACACAAGACGGCATCGTCACTCAATACAAGATGATGCGTGCTCTCTTCCGATCTTGTTTCCCATGCTCTTTTAGCCGTTGGCCAGCAACCCATTCTTTCTGGATCTTCCAAAACTATGACTTGCCAGTCTTTCGGTAAGACTCGCAAAATATCTTCTACGAGAGAGTCACGACCAGCTCCCGGCACATGCATGATTCCAACACTAATTTTTGGTTGATAGGTCATCAGTATCCTCCTGTGTTCACACTTGTCGTTTTCCAAAAACTATAATCAACCATCAATCTTGAGTCAAGACCATATTCATCATATGGTCCTTCGCCATCGTATACTCCATATTCATCATAGCCAATACTGCCAGAACTAATTGGTTCTGAAAATTTTGCCACCTTGAACAAGTCAATCATGGTTCCAACAGTTAGTGTTGGATAGTCCTGAACTATATTCACTTCAGCGCCAGATGTTCGAAAAAAGTAACTCAACTCTGAGAGTGTCTCAATACCTTGTAGGCTTAATTCTGAATCCAAGTTATCAACACCAGTACCACAAACAAGTCGAATACAACTACCAACAGGACAATCTGGTAACATAAGCTGAGGTTCTCCACGCTGTCCAGGATATTCGCCATATTCGTCATATTCGTCATATTCTTCTGGAATGTCTGTAACTTTCAGCTTGACACATTTCCCAATATCAGACGTGTTAATCTGGTAGTTCATTGTGTAGTAGTTCAATGTTTGTCCATAATATTCAAGTAAAGTAATGGTGAAAACACCATCAATTTCACGAATCGGCATCACACCACCAGGCACAAAACCATTTACCTCAAATGTAGTAGGTCCTGGTACATCTGTCTTACTTTGAACCAAGCCTCTATCCGTTATTTCTACTTTGATTGCCATGCCATTAAGTAGGCAATCATATCACAAATTGGTATTGTGAGGAATCAACTTGCTAGCCTTCTGAACACCAACGTTGATCACACCCTGGTTTGACTCGATGCTTGCCTGAGCCGTGTCTAGTTCGGCCTTTGTAGGACCATCGTAGTCAGCAAGAGCCGTATCAACCTCTGCATTCACCTGAGCTGCTGAAAGGTTGTTCAAGGCTGCGATAGAGGCAGCCGTTGCCAAGCCTGCTTGAACAGCAGTTACACCACCAGCCGTAAGTTCTCTTACGCCAGCAGACCAAACATCAGCAGCTGTAATATCGTTTAGGGCAGCAATCTCAACGCCTGTTGCCAAACCTAGCTGAATGGCCGTTACACCGCCAGCTGTCAACTCGCGAGTTCCAGCGGCCCATACATCCGCTGCTGAGATGTCGTTGAGTGCAGCAATAGAAGACGCCGTTGCAAGGCCAGTTTGAATGTCTGTAACGCCTCCGGCAGACAAAGTGCGTACACCAGCTGCCCAAACGTCAGCCGCAGTGATGTCATTCAGTGCTGTGATTTCTGCACTCGTAGCGAGACCAGATTGTACCGCCGTTACACCACCAGCACTAAGAGTTCTGGTTGCTGCTGCCCACACGTCAGCTGCTGTAATGTCATTCAAAGCAGTGATTTCAGCAGAGGTTGCCAATCCTGTTTGAATAGCCGTCACGCCGCCAGTGGTAAGTTCACGAGTTGCTGCTGACCATACGTCAGCAGCAGAAATGTCGTTTAGAGCTGCAATTTCTGCACTCGTAGCAATGCCATCTTGAATGGCAGTTACGCCGCTTGCTGTCAAAGCTCTGGTAGCATAAGACCAAATGTCAGCTGTGCTTGGTGCTGCACCAGCCGTAAGTTCACGAGTACCAAAACTCCACACTGCGTCTGCAATTTCATCAACAGTAAGCTCTGCTCCACCTGTGGCAAGAAGTTCACAGCTTATAAAGGCCAATGCTCCTATGGTTGCTGTAGTTGTAAGATTAGATACAATGCTACAGGTTGCATTTGCAAGAGCACTACGTGGTGCAGTGGCAGTCAGAGTTGCCGTAATGGCACAAGTCATTGTTGCCAAAGCAGTCGAGGTTGCTGTAGTTGTAAGTGTTCCAACCATATCACAAGTTGCATCTGCAATAGCTGCACCTGTTGCCGTTGTAGTAAGTGTAGCTGTTATATCAGCTGTGATATTTCTACCACCAGCAGCCGTGGCAGTAGAACTTAGTTCACCAAAGCTTCTACAAACTGCGCCACCACCCTTTTGTGGAATGGACCAAGCAATAGGAGGATTGTATCCACTGGGAATACCAATTGCACGAGAAACGCCTTCAACAGACGCATACCGTATGCGTCTGGCACCAGCGTTACCAGCTGGTAACGCTAAAGAAGCCGTACCAATTCCATTTACAGTGGATGGTCCAGCTCGTCTAATGCCGTTGTTGATCAAGCCCATGTATGGTAATTACCCCCATACAAAGTCAATTGTAGATGTGATTGGCGAAAGGTTTGTTGTTGCACCAGTTCCAAACAACATCCAGACAAGGCATGCACCATCTTCAATCTTTGGAAACGAAGGAAACTGACTTAGTAGTTCACGCTCTGTCCACTGACCCGTGGCTGAAGGCGGAAGATCTAGGATTGGCTTAGCAATGCAAAGACCTAGTACGCCTGTACCTGTGTAAGCAGTACCACCTGACAGAGTGAAAGATTGTATAGAGGCTACTCCTGTATCACCGCTTGCCATAGGCAAGAAGGCTCCATATCGGCCAGCTGCGTTACCTGAGTGAATCACTCGACCAGCATAGGCATCCGCAGCTGCACCCATTGTTGGTGAGCCAGTAAACGCTCGACCAGGTGTACCTGCACTGTTTGTGTAGCTGGAAGCTGTAAGGTTAGGACCGCCGCCCGTTGGAGCGGTACCAACCACAAATGATGCAAGGCAACCAGCACTACCGCGTCCCATTTGAATGGTAAGAGTATGAGTACCTGTTCCTGCGTCTGTGAAAGCAATAACTGTACCAGCAATATAGTCTGCATAAGATGCTGCAACACGAGCAGTAGTGGCAGATACACGAACAAGCCAGTAATCAGTTGCAAGAGCTAGACCTGTTGGAAGAGTTGTAGTTGTCGTGAATCGTACCTTGGTTCCACTAACAAAATCGTTTGTATAGGTCAAAAGAAGACCAGAAGAAGAAGAAGCAGTGAAAGTGTTAGTATTGATTAACGTACGAGAACCTGTACCTGTTACATCTGTACCAGATAGACGGTAGTAACCCTGTAAGTCCACAAGCTTTGCTTGCCAAGGAGCACCAGCGGCAGCAACAATAGACATACCCACATTGAGAATGTGCTTGGTCATGCCTCCACCAGGAGGACCACCATGGTCAATACCAAAACGGTTTGTTCCATCTCCAGAGAATTCATCACATGCTTGCCATAGAAGTGTAGTACCAGGGAAAGTGCTTTGTACAGGGTTACCTAGTAAACCCATTGTGGAGTGCCAGCCACCAGCTGTATGTGCTGGTGTAGTTAGTTTAGCAAACTCACGGTGAACCATACGCCCTGAAGTTAGAGCGGAAATTACGTCATCTTGGTTAGAAATAGTCATTAGTCATTACTCCATACAAATTCTGCATAGCCAGATATTGTAGCTGTAGTTACCGCCGCAGTTGGACGGACAATCAAATTCAAATATGCACCATCTTGTATCGGAACAATCGGTTTGTTCAAACAAACAGAAGTTTCAAATGGCACATTCAACTCAATAGCAAGAGTATCCATAAGAGGTTTCACAAGTACCAAAGTTACAAGAC